GTTTTAGGCGCTTCACCTCCCCCTCCGCTTTGGAGGGGGAAGCTCCCGCCACTTTCTTATTTACTTTTTGATCATTAGCCATAAGTCTCTTTTTACTACTAATCCCTAAAACCTAACCCCTAAAACCTAACCCCTGTTTCCCCCTTCGGGGGCTAGGGGGATTACGCCCCCTCTGCTATGCTTCCTGCATACTTGTACAGCTTGGAGTTCGTGGTGATCTTCAGCGTTACCCCCGAATCGTCTTCGGCTTTCTTGCCCGTAGTCGCATCGGCCGAGTCCATAAAGGCAGGGTTCACCTTCGTTCCCACTACCCACAACACCCCAAGGGCATCAGGCACAACAAAGATCATCGGAACGTTCTTGTAGCGCCCGATAAAGTCGAGCACCTTGTCCGAAAAGCGTGGAATCTTTGCCTCAAGGTCTGTCTTCGATTTCTTGTTCCCCGCGTTGCCCACAAGGCTCATTTTCAGTTCGTTCTCATTGATTTGCAGGTCTATCCCCTTCCACGTCTTTCCAGTGATAAGGGTCAGGTTTGCGTCCTCTATAGTGTTAGCCTTACCCAGCTCCCCCGTGTTAGGCGGGAGCACACACTTGTCAAGGAAGGCCGTAGGCGCATACAGCACACGCGTACTGATACCCCCACTCACCTCGTCGTTTGGACAGCTGTCCAAGCTCTCAAACGGAGCATTATCAAAACAATTTGTTGCCATTTCTTTCTGTTTTTTTAGTTTATTCTTTTATTAGTGGTCAGTAGTTAGTTGTTAGTTGTTAGTTGTTAGCTTCTGACTACTGTCGTCTAACAACTAACCCCTAACCACTAACACCTAATCCCTAATCCCTAACAACTATAAGCGCGCTTCCCCCGCCTATCAGCTGCACCAGTGCCTCCTCGTCTGCGGCCAACTCTTCCTGAGTGTAGCGCTGCCCAGCAAAGAGGATCTGCAAGGGCGCATCGTCTGCAAACTGGTACTGCTTCCCACGAAAGGAAAAAGCATGCCCCGCTCTCTTCTCCTCCAATACCTTGGGGGCATCTGCTCCCTCTTGGCCTGCTTCTCTCTCGGCAAGGGCATGCGCTCTTTGGTTAAGGGCTTTTTCCCTTTCGTCGAGAGCTAACTCTCGTTGGTTAAGGGCTTTTTTCCTTTGGTCAAGCTTCACAGCCATATCGTTCAGGTCTGATTCCTTGCCATCTGCGGCCGCTTCACGAGCGCTCAGCTCCGAAGCGCGCCCCTCAAGGAGCGCTTCACGCTCCTCAAGGGCAACTTCTCTGTTTTCATTATCTTTTGCCATACTTGTCTAATTATAAATATAGGTTCGGATAGAACAGCTTGTTCTGATCGGCGTTGTTCAAGCCTCTATGCTTGCTCGCATCCGCTGTTTCAACAAATAGGTACTGGTTCACCGCAAAATCGTAGCCCAAGTGCCATTGGGAGAAGAGCTTCACTACATAGTCCTGCACCTGCACATCGTCCAATAGCGCTGGATTGTCTTTGCGATCGTACAAGCGGAAGAAGTTCCCATCGTACCACGCTATGATACGCCCCTTCTTCAGTCCTGGCACCCCCACTATGGTACGGCCGTACTTCGTCTTCCCGCGCTGTGGATCCTTGAAGTCTATGTATTGGTTGGCAGGGGTCTCACGCGCCTCTACATAGTCGTTGAACTCTTCCAAGGAGAGGAAGATCGTGCTTACTTTCCCTTGGTCTGGCAACCCTTTTTCAAACTTCGTTACCCTATCCACTATAGTAGCCGAGGAGTCCACGGGAACTAAGAAAACTGGGTTTTCTGTGTCCGCCACCGCTTTGGTGACTACCTCATTGAGCCCATCCATGGTCTTGGTATAGTCTGGAGTAGTGCTCCCTACCTGTGCAGGATCATACTTACCTGTCACTGAAATCACATTCAAGTCCGAGATGATCTTATCCTGCGCCATACGCATGATGTACTTACTGATAGGCATCTCATTGGGCTTCTTCTCCTCTTCGTACAGCTCCTCCACCCAGCTATCATACACCTCGTATGGGTTGATCTGGAAGTTCATTTTCTGTTGGAAGTTCTTAAGCAGTTTCTTCCCAAAAGAAACCTTACCATACGGAGTCCAAGTGTCCGAAAAGGCTTGCACCACGTTCGTCATTAGCACATAAGGAATATGATACTCCCCTTTGACCTTCGGCAAGGTCTTAGCAAATTGGTTCAGTAGGATCTTATCCGAGAGAATCGCCGCTTGTAGCTCAAAAGGGTTTTTCTTCCCATAACGAACCAACTCATTTTTGATTTGGTCTATGTCAATGTTTCTTGCCATATGCTTACTTTTAAGTTATTATTCTATTCTTACAACTGATTGTGCAAATCCTCCATTCGCACTACCCCATCGCTCTCCTGCGGCTCTCGCCCATCATTACTCGGCTGGGTATGTACGGGACGTTTCTCCCCATACTCCTTGCATGTTTGCCCAAGAGCAGCAATGTCTGCCAGTGCGTCCCCTTGGCTCTTAAGGCCATTGAGCGCCATCGCCTCGCCAAGGGCTTCACTCAGCGCCTTGCCTTCTGCGGCTACTTTCTCTTGTGCGGCTTTCAGCGTGGCAATCTCTCCTTTCAGCGCAGCCACTTGCTCCGCGGTCGCGGCTTCTTTTTGCGCTGCAAGGGCTGCCTCCACCTTTTCCAGCTGCGAAGCGGTAAGGCTTACATAGGCCTCACCTCCAAAGAGCGGCTTCTTTTCCTCTATGGCACTCCCCAAGAGCGCCGATAACAATACGTATTTCATATCTCACTTATTAAGGTTTCCAAACTCATTATTTCATCCACAAGGCCTACCTCAAGCGCACCCTTTGGGGTATATACTGCCCCCTTGAATACGCGCCCGTCGTCCTTGATGTCTGCTCGGTATGTCTGCACGGCACTGATAAAGCCCTTAGCCAGCTCGCTGAGGCGCTCCTTGGCCAGTGTATCATCTCCCGCCACCAAGTCCCGCCATAGCTTGTTCTTTTCGCTGCTCTCAGGAGCATACATTTCATAGATTTTGGCGCCCCACTTCTCGAACATCTGCGAGTAGTCTTGCGTATGCAGCATGGTGCCAATGCTTCCTATGGCATCGGCAAAGGGGCTACTCACTACCTTATCGCAGGCCGCCGCAATCCAATAGGCTGCACTACACATAGACCCATTGGTATAGGCTACGATAGGCTTTTCTATCCCTTTGATGATGTGTGCCAGCTCCGCCGTACCTGAGATCATACCCCCGCCGCTGTTTATATCCAAGATGATTGCCGAGACACTTGGGTGCGCGTCCAACTGCCGAAGGTAGCGCCCATAGCTCTGAGTACCTATATAGTCATAGGACGTATACTTGACGATCGCCCCGTATATATCCACCACCACGGGGAAAGCATCCCGCCCGCTAGCACTCCCACCACGCGCCTGCACCTCCAGCTTAGCCTCATAATCCGCCTCCAGCTGCTCCGAAGCCGCAAAAGCATTCTCCTTAAACCCTTTTACAAGCCCAGGAATAATAGAGAGCAAATATTCTTTTTCTATCGCTAATACCATGTTTTTAGTTCTTAGTTATTAGTGGTTAGTAGGCAGTGGTTAGTGATTAGTGATTAGTGATTAGTGACTAACAACTGACAACTGACAACTAACTATTGTTCTCTGCAAAGGTAATACACCCCTTCCTCCTCCCAAAGGACAGCTTTTTTAATCATTAATCATTGCTGGCATTAATCATTAATCACTAACCACTAATCACTAAAGGTACAAGGTAAAACCACGATTATACATGCCCGTCCCCTCTTGTGGAATACAAGGAACCTGCGAGCTATCCTTCGCCCAATAGCAATAATAGAGCCGATCATATACTCGATCCCTATCTACTCTATTGGGTTGGGAAAAATATCTATATTGCGAAAACTCAAATATCGAAAAGGGTATCAAAAAATTCCCTTTCAACCCCCAATCCTTACTATGGGTCAAAAAGCCGTCAGCAAAATAATCGAATAAACCCGTATCCAAATACAGTGTTCTTTGTCCTAGCTGGATCGTCCCCATTTTGGTGAAAATACCAAGCCAAGCAGGGGCTATCTCAAGACAGATCCGATACATAAAAAGGGTTTCCACATCTCTATTCTTATACCGATCCCTTACCAAACTGCTATGACTTGCAGGCAATCGCATATAAGGGGGATTTGTAAAGATAACCAACCTTTTGCGCTGCTGCTGCACCTCATCCCAAAAAGGAAGCACCTCTAAATCGTCATGAAGAAAGTCAAAACCATACGCCTCAAAGCCCTTGTTCTTAAGTAGTGCTACATCCTCCGACTCAAGAGTCGTCGCAATCTTTCTTACCCCAGCTGGCAACACCTCCAAAAGATCCCCCTCTCCCGCCGCACAATCCCAGAAAATATACTCCCTTATATCTCCTCGATAACCTATGCAGTCTAATAACCACGCTGCCGCTTTCTCAGCCCACACCCTCGGTGTATAGAATGTACCCGTTGCCTTTCTTCTCTCCTGTGTAAGTATCACCTCTTAATTCGTTTCCAATCATTCATAATATTAGCTACCCTCGTCTCCTTTCACTCTTCACTTTTCACTCTTCACTTTTCACTCTTCACTCTTCACTTTTCACTCTTCACTTTTCACTTAATTGGTCGGCGGCAAGAACATCAGCACCCTGAACTTCTCCGTAATCTTCCCAAGCGTTGGGAAAATAATCGTTTGCCCCGTCAGACTAATGGTAAATAGATCCTTCCCCGTACCGTTATCCACGATGTCATCATCTATGGTAAGGCTAAAAGGCTCCCTATGGTTACCCACCACGAGCATCTCCTGAGCCGATACCAGGGCCACCACATACTTACGCTTTTTGTGCATAGATATCAGCTTCAGCCGCACCTCCTTGCTCAGCTCATACACAGGAAAAGTAACCTTCATATCAAAGTAGTCGTTGTGGTTTTGCTCTTTGATACTGATTTTACGCCCATAGCCGCTGGGGTGTGCCACATGCAGTTTCACAAGGGCAGCGTTCGGATCAGGGGTCAGCGCCCTCAGATTTTGGTTAAAGGTAAAACTCGCCGCGTCAAAGAGCAGCACATGGCGGATCTCACGGGTAAAATCCTCTCCTATATTACACAATTCGTAACTCATCTCTTTTAGTTGTTAGTTATCAGTAGTCAGTTATCAGTGGTTAGTGGTTAGTCGTTAGTCACTTGTCATTAGTCAATGTCCTCTAACCACTGACTACTGCTTAAACACTTTCACCAGCACCGTATTGACCATGGTACCACTTTCTTTAAAGCTCTCCGCGGGTAGCTCCTCTATGCTGCCCCCGTATTGTGCCACCAGCGCCCTAAATGCCTGAGTACGGCTGTCCGTTCTAAATAGCACCGAGGCCGAGGCGATGGCAATCACACACCGCTTGGCTAAGCCTATGGCTTTGGTGATATGGGCTACGTCCTGCCCCTTGCTAAAGGGCGGGTTCATCACGATCACATCATACGCCTCTTGGGGTTCAAAGCTCATAAAATCCTCCCCCACAATCCTAAGCCCTTTCCCTTGGAGTACCTCTCGGTTCTTCTCGTTCAGCTCCACACAATCACAACCTGGCATCAGCGCCGCTATGTTACCCGTCCCTGCGCTGGGTTCAAGACAACGCTCCCCTGGGCGAATGTCTGCCATGGCTACCACCTCTGCTGCCAAAGCGGACGGCGTAGGAAAATACTGAAAATCTTTCTTGATACAGCTATATTCCCCCGTGGTGATCACCTCTTCCAGAAGCGCCTCCACGTCCTCGGCAAACTCATGCACTTTCTTGGCTGCTTTCCACTTCCCACCAAGGGCTGTAAGTACTTTGTTCAGCTGCGCATACGTCTTACGATCCAGCTGCTCGGTGATCCTTAGGTGATTGCCTTCTACTTGGCACTTGGCCAAAATAGAAATGATGTCTTTCTCTATTTTCATTATATCTTTTTTATGCGATCTAAAATACCTGAAAAGTGTTCTTTTAAGTAGTCTGTTTCTTCTTCCGATTTCCATGTGGAAATCTCCGAAACCAGTTTCCCCAGCGGGCCTATAATCTCACGAAACTGCTCGCGCAGGAGGGCATGCCGCTCCGCTAAGTAGTCTATGAGCTTATCCGCATCCTGCAAAACCTCTTTGTCTGCGTGCAAAGCCATCGATAGCGAACAAATAGAAGCCATTTGCGCCAGTAAGTATTCCTGTACGATAAGGTTCGGAAGCGTAAAGCGCAACCGCTTGAGGGCTTCTATATCCAATTTCCTCGAAAAGCCCGTGGCAAACTCATCTGGAAGGGGAATATCCAACACCATACGCCCCAAGATCCCCGCAAGGTAAGGCATACTAACCCCCTCTTTCGGGCGAATAGCCACCACATGGGCGGACAATACCGCTTTCTCTTCGGTCATTACCCCTATCTTACCTAGGGTACCCACTACACTGAGGATTATGTCGCCCCTCTGGGCAAAGACAGGTTTTTTTACTTTTTCTGCCTCCACATACCGCTTACAGGCGATACGCCCTTTCTGTATATCCGAAGCCCCTACGATCAGCGGGTAACCATTCCCTTTCTCGTTCGTCTTGGCCTTATCCACATTCTTTCCTATGAGCACCTCCGCACACGAGGCAAGCTCCGTTGTAGCTGTTATTACGTCCATAATGCTAATCTTTTTTCAGCAAACAAAGGTACAGCACCCCTCCCTCCTACCAAAGGACACCTTTTGAAAAATTAATCACTACCCCCCAACCCCCAACCCCTAACCACTGACAACTAACCACTAACCACTAACCACTAACCCCTACCGCTTGCTCTTATCTCGTAGCGTCTCAAAATCCTTTATGGCGCGCCTGAACTCTTTCCCTGCTTTGGCATCAGCTACGATATACGCCTCTATGCCCTCCTCTTGCAGCTTCTCCACGGTACTATTGAGCTTGCCCAATACCTCCGTAAGATTGCTCTCGCGCGCTGGTAGCTCGTGCTGTGAGCTGCGCACTTGTGGCTCTTGCTGCGAGTTGGCCGCTACCTCCCCGCCTGCTTCATACCCCTTGGGCGACTGACCCA